TTGTAGACCTCTGGTGCGCCCTCGCCGTCGTTAGCGGTCATGTCCAGCTCGATGCCGCTTGCGAGGCAGGTTTTGCCGTTCTTGCGGCCCATGATCCAGAGCACTTCCTGGTATTGCCTGACTCCGTTCTCGTCTACGAAGCCGTAGATGACGGCAAGGATGGCGCGTTGGAACAGCTCGAGACGGAACGGAGCGCCCAAGCGGCCAGATGGAAGCCTGCAGAACCGCTCGATGAAGTTGATGTGCTTCGAAGCGTACCGCTCATCGTAAGAGAAGCGCCCATCCTTACTTCCGTGCTCGAGCTCATCGAGCACGATGCGGGCAACCTTCTTGATCTTCTCGCACGCAACGATATCGCCGCTGAGCACAGCGCCGAAGTAGGCTTTGATGGCAAGCTTACCCGAAAGTGACGGCACGTAGGGGCTGGATGCCTTAGATGCGCGTCTCATCGAAGTAGCCTTGCAGCTCGTCTACCTCGCCTGCATCGTAGTCCATGAGGTCTATGAGCTGCTTGATGCCACGAGAGAAGGTCGTGAAAAGCTTGTTGTAGGCCACGAAGCCCGGATGCTCGCGGATGCCGCTCTGACCGCCGCCGTTGTCGTAGGGAACGAACAGCGATTCGCCCATAAGGTCGTGGCGTGCCTCGTCAAGCTTGACCTTCTGCCATGCGATGTTATGGATGAGCGGCATCGCAACGTCTCGCTGGGTGGCTGGGATGGCGTCTTTGGTGAGCGCCTGCAGCCGCTTGACCTCGGCTTGGTAGCGCCGTTGCGAATTGTCGGCTGGTCTGTCGCTCATTCGGGCTGAAATCTTCTGATTCTTCCCGTTTACCTGCGTTTTCACAAGACCACCCACCTTTCGCAAGTTGTCGTTGGCAATTTTTAAGCTTCCGGCGCTGGTCCCTAGGCATACGCGCATTTGCGCAGACCGGGGGGAGTGTTTGCGCAGGTCAGACGCTTAATCTGTGCGTATGAAGTTACCGTGAGCATCGAACGCGAAGCCATCGCGCGTGCAACTCTGCGTGTAGCCGTGCAACCTCGCATGGCATTCCCTGCAGACGCACTCTAGGTTGTCGATGCCGTAGGCTTTGGCTGGGTCGTTGACATTGGCTGGCGTGAGCTCGTCAATGTGGTGCACGATCTCGGCAACAGTGACGCGCCCGCGCTTCCTGCACTCCACGCAGAGCCCGTGGTCACGCGCCCATGCAGCCTGCCTTACGCGCTCCCATTCGCTCGTATGGTAGATGTGCTTGGAGAATTCCTTAGCCATAGAGGAACCGCGCTTCCCTGTTGCTCTCGACCATCCAGCGCCAATCCTCTTCGGTCGGCTCGTCTGCCGGTCGCTCTCCACTGCGCACGTGCGCTGCAGCCTGCGCGGGAATCTCAAGCGCCTCGTTGGTGGCGTAGCTCTTGACAACGCAGGCGCAGAGCATGGCATGCGCCATCTCGGTCGAATAGCGTGCGGCGATGTTAGCCAACTGCTGCAGCGTCATAAGTTGTCCTTTGAAATGGAAAAGCCCCCGAATCTTCGAGGGCTCTAGAGTCAATTCAAGACCATATCGAATATAGCAAAACCTCGGTACAAGTGTCTAGGAATTTATCAATTCCCGCCAATCATACTCATCAAGCGCCGCTAACGCCCGATATGCCCGCCGCTTGCACCATTGCTCTGCATCCCTGCTGTCGGGCTTGACCATCTCGCACGCGACCTCATGCCAGCTCATGCCCATGACGTAGTAGCCCAGGATGCAATCGGTGTCGGCAGAACATCTCTGCTTCGCCAATCCTCCCCTGCCGGAGAGACCGTAGAGCACAGCGGTAGCCGTCTCGATCTCGGGCTCTACCTTCGCGCGCATCTCATCAAGCTTGATCTCGGCTTCTGCTATGGCTATGGCCGCGTCGCTCACGTCGCTGCCGCCGCCCTTGCCTATCGCGTCGAACTTCTGCCCGTGCGCACCGACCTTAAGCCGCATCGCCTTGATGACTTCCTCGACCTTGGCGATACACGTTACCTTCCAGCGCAACTCTCCGAACCAATCACGCGCCAGCATGGTTGCCCCAAGAGTTTTCAACATTGCCCGCCGCCGTAGAGCAGACAAGACTATTACAGACAAGACAAGACAAGACAATAGCGTGACGCATAGCGTTTCGCTTAGCGTGGCGCTTAGCGTGACGCATAGCGTAACGGTTGAAATCTTTATCCATCTAGACGCCTCCTGTTGGTCTTCCAAGCGCCGAGCTTCTTGGTTGCAACTGTCTCTGCGTAGACAAAAGCATCGGCATTGATGCGCTTGATCGAGACGCGGTGCATCTCATCGAACCATTGCCGGTTGATGAGGTCGGCATCGTAGAGCCGCTTCACGAAGGTCATGCACTCTTCCTGGCTCATGTCGCAGAGACAGCCCATGTCGCCTGTGAGCCGCCGCCAGCCCGCCTCATCGCCCACGTCGTAGTAGTGGTGCCTGCGGCCCGTAAGAAGCTCCACGAGAAGCCAGTACAGGCCGTAGTAGGCCATGCCGTAGGTGTTGGCAAGCCGATACAGCGCCTCGTCATCATGCGCCTGCGTGTCGTGCTTGATGTACTTCACCGGCTCTGATTGCGCTTCATCGAGGAAACGCTCGTATGCCTGGGCTTCTTCTGCGGTCATGGCTACACCTTGAACTGGAACGAAAGCTGATAAGTCGTGTTAGGCTCGATGCGCTCGGTCAGCTCGCAGCCGCACACAGGGCAAAACTTGACCTCGCGCCATCCCTCATGCGTCATGCGGTTGAGCTGGGTGACGCAGCAGCGCGTGCGGAAGTAGGCGGTGCAGTTGAGGCAGATGTAGCGACCATGCCGCTTGATGTACCGCCCGGGCTTGCGCCAAATCTCCCAGCTCATGCGAGATCACTTGCCCTCATGATCTCGATGCCGCATGCCTGCGCAACCATCATCTCGAGACGTGCGCCACGGCTCTCGTCGGCATCGTCAAGGGCAACCAGCACGTCTGCATCGAGCAGCGCCCGCATGTCGTTTCGCATGAACTTGCCACGCGGCCAGTCGGGCATCTGGTCTTTGATGCGGTAATACTCGCACGGGTTGAAGACCCAATCGGCGCCGTTGTCGTAGGCAGCGGATTCTGCTTCTGCGAAAGCGGCGCGGTTGAGATCTGGCTTTCCCTCCATCGCGCCCGACAGGTAAACGGTCTTGAGCGTGAGCATCGCCTACCTCCTTAAAACGGAATCTCTTCGTCGTAGACTTCCTGCGGCTGCGGCGCTGAGTAAGCCTCCTGCGCGGGCTCCTGCTTGGGCTTCGTCGGCTGGCTCATGAAGTCCATCTGCTCGACTACCACCTCGACCTTGCTGCGCTTGGCTCCGTCCTTTTCCCACTGCGAGTAGCGGAGCTTGCCCTTGATCGCAACATGAAGACCCTTGCGAAGGTATGGCTCAATTGCTTCTGCGTAGTTGCCGAACGCGATGCAGCCGATATAGTTTGGCCGTTCATCCCAGGTGTTGGTGTCTTTGTTGAAAACGCGGTCGTTAACAGCAACGTCGAAGTTGACCACGGTGCTGCCGGATGTGGTCACGCGCTTTTCGGCATCCCGCGTGAGGTTGCCGGAGATGTCAACTGAATTGATGTTCACGCTTCCTCCTAATCCATGATTCGAGAATTGCTATGGCGGCTTCCGCCTGCTCGTAGGTCATCACCCCATCGCCTGTTTGGCCTAATGACCTGAGCGTTTTGGTTGCCAACAGCGCATCGGCAACCTCTTTGTTCGTTCTGCCGGTGATGCGGGCGAACTGAGTAATCAAGGTGATGATCTTAGTCATCTGCAAGCTCGTCGGCTCCACCTTGTTCCTCCTGCCCGAGCTCGTCTAGAAACACCGCGCCGAAATCATTGCCAGCAAGCTTGCCCGTCTTGTGGCTAAGCAACCGCTCAATGCGCTCGATGCGGCGCTCCAATGCGTCCACCTTGCCCAGCAGCTCGCACAGGACGGAGAGCGTGGAAAGCTCGGACGGCGCATCATCGGCCTTGCCGCTCGGATTGCCTTGGAAGAACATGTGCTCGCTCATGCGTCCTCACCTGCCAGCCGCAGCTTGGCGGCGAACTCGGTGATGGCATTGAGAGCGACGGTCGTGTTCGCGTCGCTGTACCCGACCGCTTGCACCAGCATCTCCCGCAGCACGTCCTCGACGGTCGGCTTCGGCATGAACAGGTGCTCGTTCTTGTTGAGCCAATGCTCCCAGTCGTATGCGACCGCATTGCAGCCGTACTGCATCGACGTGCTGCCGTAATCGGCGCCTGCGTCGAAAGCCATCCTGCACAGCTGCTTGGCTTCTTCGTAGGTCAATGCCTTCTCGTCATCCCTCATGCGTCCACCTCGATTCCAAGCTTGCGCATGGCGTCAGCAAACTCGAACACGATACCGCGAGAGCCGCCAGCTTCGTACTGCGTCGCTGCGTCTAGTTCGTGCCACAGGTCCCTGACCAGCACCCGCAGCTTCGAGTTTTCGGCTTCGATGTTGGCAACGTAGCCATCAAGCTTGCGCAGCTCCTTGCGCATAGGCTCCTTGAAGCCCTCGCAGTTGTCACGGTAGAACTCCCACGTGCTAGTTACTCGTTTGCTCTTCATGCGTCCACCTCCCTGTAGCTCCAACAGCGCCTTGCCTTGGAGCAGATGTTGCTCGGACTGTCGTATCGGTCAATCGGCATGCCGTTGGCGGTGCACCATCCGTCCTTGCCGTTCCAGTCGGTGGCGTTGGCGCACTCCCAGCAGTGGCGGGTGAACCCAGCGCCGTCCGTGAAGCGCACGTGCCTTTTCCCGCGCGTGCCGCTCATGCGTCCCTCCGTTCTCCCCATGCGCAGAAACCGTCTGGCTCGACCTGCTCACACCATTCACCGCAGAAGTGGTAATACTCGAGTTCGTCTTCTGTATAGTGTCTGCAATCCCTGCACCGCACGAGGTCTCCCATACGCTTGCAGGCGCTCCATCCATCCCAATAGGTCGGACGGTACTCCGTCCAAATGCCCTCATGCTCAGCCATCGTCCACCCCCAGCTCCATCATTCGGCTCTCGTAAGGCTCCATCCATAGACCATCGCCCAATATGGCGGCGAGGTCTTTGTAGAGGTCGTGCACCAGCTCATTACTCTTCTCCCGGGAAAGCAATGTCTTCGTCTGCCAGCTCGGGCTCGTCAGAGACGATTTCAGCCATAATCTCGCCCGTCTCGGGGTCGATGCCCTCGGGAACGTCTACGGGCTCGTCTGCAGGCTCCTGCTCAGCCGTAGGCACCACGGGAGAAAGCACGGAGCTGTAGTCGGGTGTCTGCTCGTCTGCCGCAGCGGCCTCCTGCGCCACGATAGAGACGGGAAGGTACGGGAACGCCCTGCGGATGGCCGTCTTGATTGCCATGGCATCGTAGTTCGTGACCCAAGGGCCGTTGTTGCCAGCCTTGGAAGCCTTGCGTGCCGCTTCGATCTCCTTACGTGAGAGCACGATGAAGTAATGCCCGCCGTCCTTGAAGCGTGCGATGCAGTACGCATAGGTGAGCTGGTCGCTCTTGTGCATCGGCACATGGTAGAGGTCTTCGTTGAGGCCGTAGGCATAGCGGAACTCATCGCCCTCGTAGACTGCGCGGGCGCTGATGCTCTCGACCTCGCCGGAGCGCCTAGCAAGGTCGATCATGCCCTTGTAGCCCAGGATGAAGGTGGCTTCCATGCGGCGCGTCTTGCTGTTGCGGAACGGGAGGATGTAGGCGCGGCCAAGGCCATCGACCGCGCTGGGCTCCATACCAAGAGCGGCGCACTTCATGATGCAGGAGAGCACGGATACCGTTGAGCACTCTGCCAGCTGCGGAGTTGAGTTGTAGGCGCTCATCGCAAGCTGGAACATGCGGTCTTCGCTCATGTGCTTCGGCATGACAGCTGCAATCTTGTGCCAGTTGGCGGCGAGAATGCCCTTGAAATCTCCTGCAGGATTGGCCTTTGCGAGTGCCTTGCCCTGCGTTGCGTTAGTGATCTGTCCCATTTGCTGCTCCAATCAAGATTTGTACGTAATCGGTCGGTTCGTGCCAGGAATGCACGATTGCCCTTCTTGCTTCGCCCTCCACAAGGCCAACGAGCTTGTCAATCTCCGATGGCTCCTTATGCTCGACGTAGAATGCGCGGTAAATAATCGCCAACAGGCGCTCTTCCTCCATCACAGCTCCTTGATGCGAAGCCCGCCGTTGCGAGATTCGGTCTTGGAATATTTGGCGTAGACTTCCGGCGCTTGCTCCTTGAGTGCCTTTTGGTCGAGCACTTCGCGCTCGCTCCTTACCCACGTGACCTTGGCAACGTCGGTAATGATGCCCTTGGCATCTCCGATGGCGGCGATAAGCTTGGTAGCCGCCTCGGTCTTCTCGGCATGCGCCTGCTTCTCGCGCTCGGCAGCGTCTTGGTAGGCGGATACGGCAGCGTCAACATCGGGGTCGATGAGCTGCTTGAAATCGCCGCTGGCAGCGCCGTAGTACTCAGTGAGCGCCGCTGCTTCTCCGGCAGTGCCGACAACCTGCGGCATGACCTTGGGAATGACGTAGTTGAGCCAGAAGTCATCAACTGCCGCCCGCACTGCAGCGCCGTCTTCCTGGTCGTAGTCCACGCGGAAGCACTTGAACTCGCAGGTGTCGCGGAAGAACACGGCAACATCTGCGAATGGCCTGTTGGTGACCTGCATGTAGTGCATGATCTGCGTGAGGTAGTACGCCGGCACGCCATCTTGCCAGTCTGCAGCGGTGCGGGCGGTCTTGATCTCGAGCACGCCCCAAACAGAGCCGTCACGTACCTCATAATCGAGCGATGCCTGCGCCCATGGTCTGATAAGGCTCTTGCAGATGGCGTTGACGCGCCTAACGGTGCGGTCTGGGAACTGCTCACGGTACCAGTTGCCGATAACCGGCTCCATGATGGTACCGAAAGCGACATAAGGCTTATCGCTTATGTCTGCAGGCTCGATGCGGCCAGTCTTCTCAAGCCAGAGCTGCGTTGCGGTCTTCCACGGGGAGAGCCCCATGATGGCTGCGACCTCAGAGCCGCCCACGCCATGCCTGCGCTGCTCAAGCCACTCGTCATCTGATTCGCAGCGCACGAGCTGGAAAAACTGATTCTCTCCTGTGATTGCCATTAAACACTCCTTATGACGGTAATCTCTATGCCGGGATTCATGGGGTCGATACGGATAGAGGGAACTACTTCCGAGAGCCAGCGAACCGAATCGTCGTAGATGGCTCCCGCGCCGCCCTTGCGGCCTTGCGCCCTCGTGAGCGCATCGAGCGTGTACTTGAGCCCGCCGCCGAACACGTTGGCAACGTCTCGTCGGTCGCTCGTCTCAACGAACGTGACCAGCACCTTGCAGGGAACCGCCTTGTCCTTGTCGAGCATCGGTTGCCAGTGCTGGCGGTTCATGGCCTGCATGACGTACCAGGTGACCCACTCGACGTTCTCTCGCTCGATTCGGGCGCCGTTGTACTTGTTCGCCCGGTTGTCGGCGATGATCTCGTTTAGGCCGTCCATTGCCCTCGGTGCACCGTTTCGGCCACGCCTGTTAGACGGCACCCACACGTAAAGCATCTTCGGCGAAGCCATTACAGCCCCAATCCCATGCCGATGATGAGTGCGAGCAGGTAGATGGGCCATGTGTGCTTGAATGAGTACATTTCATCCTTCTTTCTTGTCTGGTGGGAACCGCCTACGCATGGCCTGCAAAGGCGGTAGTGAGGAACTACGGAGCAAGCAAGGCGTGTTGTTTTTCCCGCCCTTTACCCGGGCCGATTGCTCGGCGCTTGGTCGCTGAAAGGTAGGCGGCAACAGGCCATGCGCAGGTGGCTACGGGAATACGAGCGGATGGCTTCGCATCCAGGCATCAACGTCATCGGTGTTGACCCACCAATGGTGGTTCTCGCGGGTGGCATCTGGCTTGCGCCTGCGCGTCTTGGGCTTTTCAATGGCGGGAAGTTCGCCTGCCACGATTGCGGAGCGCAGGAGATCGGGCGAAACGCCGAGATATTCCTTTGCGCACGTGGTCATGGGCATCCATTTGCGCTCAACGGTCTTAGGCATCTGCCATCACCCCGAACCGCTTAAGGAAGTAGACTTGGCCCTTGCCCGTGACCTTGGGCGTGCGCGAGATGGTCACGTGGCCGTCGCTGTGCGTGATGGCCGTCTCTTTGATGCGGAAAAGGCCCATCTCCATCGCACGCTGCGTGGGAACATTGCGGTTGCTCCCGCTCTTGCCGAGAAAGCCTTGCTCACGCATGACCTCGAACAGGCGGTTCTGACCGAAATCCACGCCGTTCTGACGCAGCATCTTCGCCAGCTCGCCGATAAGGCACGTGCCATCGGAAGCGGCAACAGCATCTGCGAACAGCGCCTTGGGCTTGAGCTCGGCGATTTGCGCGGTCTGCCGCTCGATGGTCGATTGCGCGATGAGCAGAGCGCGTGCCATGGTCTCTTCGGGCGTTTCGTCACGTGCGACCATATAGCCGCCGTCCCTGCGGATTGCCGGGAGAACTTCGTGCGTGACCCAACGCTGGAAAGCCTTGGCTTCTGGTTTGCGTGACTTGAGGATAAGGCGGTAAAGGCCGGGCTCGTTGACGGTGACCATGGTCTGAACTCCGGAGGATGTGTTTACTAAACCCTCCCCCTTCTCGTCATCATCGAGATAACGAGTAGAGTCGTGCTGCCTACCAAGGCCAAGCGCATCGCATACGTCCTTGGCCACGAACCACGGCTCGCCTTGCTCATCCTGGACTACGCGCAACTCGCCGAACTGTTCGTTGGAGAATTGCTTTACAATCTCTTGTGACATATGAGACCTCCAATCTCATGTCGTGCCCTCTGCGGATGCCCCCGTGGAGGGCGTTTTTCTTTGCTGTGGTGCTAGTTGGTGCAAGAAATCAGCTCATCCGCCGTGCAGCCGTAAAGCTCCGCAAGCTGTGCGACATAAACACTGTCAGGAGACGTCTTGCCGGATTCCCAAGAGAAGAGCGTGGAGATCGAGACTCCGATCTTCGTAGCCACTTCCTGTGCAGTCATGCCTGCCTTAGTGCGGAATACCTTGTAGTTGCACGGGTCGTACTTAGTAGCCACCATTTCACCTCCTTCTAGTCCATTTGGGTATTTCAGTAGGCCGTACGGTCTACCTCACTGGTAAAACAGTAGGCCTTTTGGTCTAGTTTGTCAACAATTTTTCGTCTACAATATTCCGTAGGGTTTACTTGCCTACTAAGGAGAGAGCCATGGAAGTACAGGAGCTGCGTAAGCTCATAGGTGCACGGATAGCACTTGTGAGAAAAGCCGCAAACCTTAGCCAAGAGCAACTAGGTCAAGCCATCGGCGCGAACAAGCAGACGGTATCACGCTGGGAACGTGGCATCAGGTCACCCGATGGCGAATATCTAAGGATCATCACAGAGACGTGCCACTGTACAGCAGACTTCTTGCTTGGTCTGTCTGACGTCTTTGAGGTTAAGAATCACTCAGACTAGATTGGAGGAATAAAGCTTTCTATATATCTATTTCCCCGTTTTATATAAAAAAGCCCTCATGCCAGCGACCAAACTCACATGAGGGCGCGGCTCCCACCAGACAGGAGGTTGCCTTATGGCATTATCGCACAACAGATCAAAACTCGGCAGCAAGCGCGAGATTCGCCCGGACGTGTGGCAGATTCGCGTCTCTTCCGGTTATCGCAAGGACGGCACGCAGAGAACCGCCACGAGAACGGTCTACGGCAGCGAGATAGAAGCCGATGCCGCGATCGTGGAGCTAGCCAATGAGATGGGTAGGTGCCTATCGACAGGCGATGACATGACGCTCGACGCCTACTATTGGGGCTACTTCTCGCCCATGAAGCACGCCACCACCACCAACGCCAACGCGAACACCTACGACAGCCACTATCGAGCCCATATCGCGCCAACGTTCGGGCAATGGGGCTTGTCCAGGATAAGCAACATCGAGATTCAGCGGTGGATTAACCAGCTCCCGCCGCAATCGGCGCCGAACTACGTGCGCACCTTGAGGGCGATTCTCAACCAGGCGCATTTCGACCATCTGAAAGACGATGCGCCCATGGGCGGCGAATACCGATACAAGATGCCAAAGGGAAGACGCAACACTCCCTTGCCCGTATGGAGCGCCGAAGAGGTAGCAATCGCCCTCGAGAAGCTCAAAGGCGATCAGCTCTATCCGCTGTGGCTCGTCATGGTCGGCTGCGGTCTCTCGCGCTCGGAAGCGTTAGCAATCGACTGGGAGGATATTCTGTTTGAGAATATCCTCATGCTCGACGGTCAAGAGCACTGGTCGGCAACGATCAAGGTATCGAGCGCCTACACGGCAGAGGATGGCATGAAGGTGCCGAAGAACGATAGGCGCTATCGAGCGGTGCCTATGCGACCGCCGTTCTCCGATGCGCTCCATGCGTGCCGTGGGCATGGCCCTATCTGCCAGTCGCGGCGCTACATCAAAGACGGTTGGCGGCTCACAGGGCAGCGCCTAACGCCCTCCTACATACCGAAGCGATGGAGAGCCCTGTTCGATGAAGGTGGGGCCTTAGAAGGGCTCACATTCGTTGAGATTGGGCGCATGCGTGCGACCTACTCAACGCTCATGCAGCAGGCGGGAGTTGACCGCACGATCATCAACGCCATGCAGGGGCGCACCGACAACAGCCCAGTGCTCTATTCGAACTACCTAAACCCCGGCGATGCGACCTACGAGCAATCTGCAGCGGCCATGTCTGCCATCGTGGCGGGTGCATAGAATCGGCTCTTTCCTGCATAGTCCGAATTCCCTTATGGATTCTTATGGATAGCACAGGTACCTAACAAAAAAGGTGGGGCGGCGATTATGCCGTCCCACCTGCTGTTTTCTGGTCGGGTGGACTGGATTCGAACCAGCGACCCCTTGACCCCCAGTCAAGTGCGCTACCAAACTGCGCCACCACCCGAAAGCACAGAACAGTATAC